CCTAATACTGTTTCATAACAAGCCTTTAACTCATCTATATCAGAAGCATTGTTAATTGCTGTTTTGAGTGCTGTATAGTTTGTTCTGACTGCTGTTCTGTAGGCTGTTATGCCACTAGGTATTGCCACATCTGTTTCTGCTTTGCGTGTTATGTACCAATCTGTTTCTGATAATGCACCTGCTGACATTGATTTAGCTGAAGCAACTTTGTTTTCCTGTAATCCTGCTAGTGGCTTAGGTAGCAAAGCACTTTCATCAGAGTTCCAACCCCAATAGTATTCTCCATCATATGATTTAGGGTCATCTTCCCATGTAACACCTTTTGCTTCTTTTGTATCAGCATCCCAATTCGCCCATCTTCCTGAGTGCATAGTGCCATCATTGTCTGTCCAAACACGACCTACTCTTATTTGTCTGCCATCATATTTCCAAACCATCTTATCGTCTCCTATTATTTTGCATTAGCGTACTTAAAAGGTGCTTCGGCAAATGCCATGTATAAGTACGTTTGACCAGAAGTATTATTATTTGAATCTGTTCCTCTTGCTTTAAAGCCATTACTTAAAAAATCAAAAGATAAACTTGAATCAGTTCCTTCGGCATAATTTGCATTTGCAAATATATATTGACCACCTTGACCATTATATTGTCTCTCAGTATCAAACATCATCCAATGTTTTGCTGCGTCTATGTTTTTAACCATCACAAAAGCAGTTTTAAACCCCGTATAGATAAAGCTGCCATCAGCATTTCCGTTTCCTTCATAAGTGCCAAACTTTGAGTAGCCATCTACATTATGAAATACATAATAAACTGCATTTTTGCTTGTCGCATCATAATCTGCATTACCACCAATAACACTATCAGTAATGGTAAAATTAAAAGGCGTACCTGATGAAGCTATAGCATTAGTTTCATTCAATCCTAAATATTGACCTGATGTAAGAACATTAAGCCATGTTGTCCATCTTGAAGTTGCATTTCTATATTTTTGAATAATCATATCAGGTTTTTTGCTAAGTCCATGTCCAACCGACCATGTTCCACTAGCAGGTGAGGTTGCAAGTACAATGCTAAACCCTGCTGTTGTGTTTGCTTGTACTGTACTATCTATAGAACCATCTTCATTTGTTACAGTTGTGCCACCATTTGCTTTCCAGTTCCAAGCAACGTATGTTCTACTACCATTATTTACTGAATTGTCTGTGCCTAGAGTAAAGCCATCACTGTTAAATGTTTTCAATAAGCTCGTAGCAGTAAGTTCTACTGATGTATCATTTGAAAATAGTTGCTTGTTTCCACCTCTACTAGAATCATTCAAAGTGTGGTTATCTGCCGCATTTCTTGCTTTCAGCCACACAAAATCAGGCTTGAAACCAACACCAGTAATACCTCTGTCATCAGTACCATTTCCACTATAAAGAAGTGTATTAAAATGGTCATCAGATTGATTATTTGCACCTGAAGTAGGACCTATGGTTGGTTCTGGTAGGTTAGCTGTGCATAATGCTAGATAGCCTGATGGTGGTGCTGTATGAAATTGTCCAAAACCATTTGAATCGGCATGAGTTGTAGCTGTTTCTCTACCATTAAAAGTTGAATCCTGACCACAATTTAAAGTATATTCAATACTTCTATATGAACCAATAAAAGGAGTCATAGGTTGCCCAGCAGTAAAAGTATGATTAGGGTTACTGCCATCAGAAGGGTCAGCAGACGCTAAAAAAGCATCAGCATTTTTACGGATAAAGGCTTTTCCAGCATCTATATCAATAGCAAAACTTAATACATCTCCACTTGTAAAATCATGCCCACTTAACACTGAACCTGCATCTGGATATAAATAACCTCTGTCATCCCAACCAAGATAACCAGTGCCTCTAGATGTATCTGTTGCTAAGTGACTGCCTGTATATTGAGATACATCCATAAATCCAACCATAGTTGAATAGTTGTCAGTAAGCATCCTCATTTCAAAATAGTATTTACCAGAAGTAGCACCAAAAGTACCAACTGAACTACGAGGACCACTTGTATTTGAGTCACTATAAGTCAAAGCACCATTTGATAGATTTGATGGTTGACCAGTTCTATTACCGTTTAAGGTGCAGAAGTTATTCTCAGGACTATCAGGCATAGCACAATCAGATGCAATTAGACCACTAGATGTCCAATGATTTGTATTGCCACTTGTATCAGCACCTATTGTTGATGTTGATGCTGTGCCTACTCCATTTTGCTTCATCTGTAGACGATAGCCTTGATTGCCAAATGTTAATCCACTTGTATCTTTGGCTATCCATACACCATTCTTTGTTTCTCCAAATGATGATGGTGTAAGTGCTAAACCATCTATAAAATTTACTTCTGCCATATACCCAGAGAAGTGAGAATTTGAACCAAACTTTGCAATGTACTGACCTTCAGCATTATTGAATGAGTTCATATCATTGTTTTGACCCGGATATGCGGCTTCAGCAAAACTAGTTAATTGTGAGCCATTTACATAGACTTTAACTCTATTTGTGTCTGTGCCTTGTGTAGTATCTATAACAAACATAGTATGATACCACGCACTTAAATCCTTGAATTTTCTATTTGAGTGCCAGACAACATTACTGCCTGAACCACCATTTCTAAGGTTCATCTCTATACCATTAGTAGAACTAAATGCTATATAATTATCTGAATCTGCACCAAAGAACCTCATCTCTCCTAACTTACTGCGTTTTACCCACGCACTAAAAGTCATAGTTTTTCTGTTACCAGCAGAACCGGGAGTAAAACCTAAAAAAGAACTATCTCCACTTTCAAACCTTACAGAAGTTGTAGCAACACCGTTGTAAAAATTGGAAGAACCACTTTCTCCTGCACCATTTGCTATTAAACTCATACTTGTTCCCTATGTTAGTATGGCTGAAGCTGACACTAGTATGGTATCATTACCACTAGTCGCTGTTGCATAATATGTTAGATGATAACTACCACTTGCTGATATGGCAGTTAATACATCTGCGTTAATTAATATAGATGCGTGTGCTGATATTGTATGGTCACTTCCATTGATAAACAATATGTTACCTGACTGACCAATCGCAGGATTTGTAAGAGTTAATGTTAAATCTCCTCCTGTAGTAACTTTAAAATTATTACTTACAGCTAAGTCAAGACTTCCATCATTATCTGTTGTCATAGTTCCTGCAGCTCTACCAGTAACAAATACATCATCTGACATTGTAAAAACAGTTGTTCCAGTTGCAATAGAAGCGACTGTTGCATCTGCATCATTCTTAATGGTTACATCTGAAGTTGAACCCTGACCTGTAAGTATTAATCCTTCACCTGCTGTGTAACCAATCGCTGCATTATCACCTGCTGCTGTATCCGTTGTGGCTTCTAGTGTACCGCCTGTGATAACTCCAGTTGTTGTAATTGTACTTGCACCATTATTAATAGTACCAAACCCACTTGTAATAGAACCTGCATCTAATGCACCTGTTGTAAGTATGCCTGTACCACCTGCAATAGGACTGAAAATAGAAGCTACAGCAGTACCACCAATCGTGATTGCATCTGCTTCTAACGTACCATCTACATCAACATCACCAGAGAAATCTCCTGTTGCAGCATCTAACTCGCCACTTACAGTAAAGTTTCTTATACCTGTGTAATCTTTGTTTGAATCTAGTATAACTGCTTTTGATGCAATGGCTGTACCCACTGCTGTTGAACCTAAGTCAAGAGCATTAAGTTCTCCTACTACTGCTGTGATACCATCTAAGGCATTAAGTTCTGCCGCAGTTGATGTAACTCCATCTAGTATATTTAGTTCAGCAGCAGTTGACGTAACACCATCTAAAATGTTTAACTCTGCTGTTGTAGATGTAACACCATCAAGAAGATTGAGTTCTGTTGCTGTAGATGTCACTGCTACATCTTCATTAATTTTAGGACTTGTTAGTGTTTTGTTTGTTAGTGTAGCAGTTGAAGCTGTTGATACTAGTCTAGCATTACCCCCAGTACTAGGAAGTGTTAAAACATTATCAGCACTTTCTGAATGTGGTGCAGCTTTTACTTGTTGTCCATGAGTGTTGGCTTCACAGTTAAATTGAATAGTACCTTGATTAGTGTTACCTCTAACAGTTACATGACCTGTTCCGTTTGGTGCAAGTTCAAGGTCAGCATTTGATGTTGTAACAATATCAGCACCATTCATATCTAGGTTGCCACCTAATTGTGGTGTAGTATCCTCCACTACGTTAGATATAGCACTTGATGTAGCAAGTCCTGATACAACAGCACTTCTAGTAATCTTTTTAAGTCCACCACCTGAAGTGTCTACTGCTAAGAATACATCATCATTAGCTACTGTAGATATTTCTGATAAATCACCTACTGCTGTAGGATTAAAGTTTGTACCATCAGCAACAAGTATGTGACCTGCTGTGTTAGTACCCATAACTAAGTCATCACCTGATATAGTCAAGTCACCTGCTATTGTAAGGTTTCTGATTCCTGTATAATCTTTATTAGCATCTAGTATAACTGCCTTAGAAGCAACAGCAGTACCTATGGCAGTGCTACCTATATCTAGTGCGTTAAGTTCACCTACAACTGCTGTAATGCCATCTAGAGCATTTAACTCTGCTGCAGTAGAGGTTACACCATCTAGGATGTTTAATTCTGCAGCTGTTGCTGTAACCGTTGTACTAGCTATAGATAAAGCATCTGTTTCTAATGTACCATCAATGTCTACATTACCTGATACATCTAATGAACCTGCATCAAGCTCACCTGTCAATGTAATGTTACGTAGACTTGCAATATCTTTATTGCTATCAACTACTAGTGCTTTACTTGCTGTTACTGTACCTGCTGTTACACTATCTAAGAATAGTAGTTCTGTAGAAGATAAAGTACTGCCACCTATTATAACACTACCACCTACAGTTAAATTGCCTGATATATCCACTGCACCATTCATATCAATAGTTGTGGATGCTATCTGTATTTCTGTGTCAGCTACGAGGTCGAGTTGTCCATCGGCACTTGAATTGATGTATATTGCTGTGTCTCTAAATTGTAACTTCTCTGTAGTAGCCATAAGTATGTCATCATTAAATTCAAAGTAATCCTCATCTTCTTTCCATGTAAGTAATCCATCATTGGTGTTAGCATTAAATGTTACTGCTATATCAACATCTTGTCCTGCACCTATTGTAACAGCATTAGCAAGTAGTCCTGCAATAGGTCCACCTTCTCCTGCTGTACCATCATGTGTATGTCCTGACGATGCCGCAAAGGCTGCTAATAACTGATTAAACTCATCATTACTATGAGCTGCAGTTATAACATCTCCATCTGCAAACGTGGACTGTCTTGTGTATGTATCACCCATTAACGTCTAGCTCCTAACTGATATTCTAACTGAAAACCTTTAAGTGAATATGGTGCAGTTGTACCACCATCTTCTACTTTTAATGCTACAGCAAATCCTGAACCTTCTACAGCCTGTCTTACTAATGGTTCAGACACTCCACTGTCATATACACTACTAGTTGAACCATATGTAGTGGTTGATTGTCCATATATAGTAGCAACTTGTGCTGTATCTAATGGATATGCTGCAGGTTTAGATGCATTAACATCATCATAGTCATATCTTACAAACAAATCAGCATCTAATGTAGATTCGGGTTTAAAGTTTACTATGACCCTTTGCATATGTTTTCTTATTCCGGGGTCATTAAATGTTAAATCAGGACTTCTATACTTTCCTGATATGGCAGTTCCATCAAATGTATTACCCTGCTCTTGTCTATATATAAAACCATTATCATAGTCACCGTGTAACACTAACACATCACCATTTAAAACAAAACTATCTGTAGCTGAAGGTCTTAAACCACGAACTTCTGCAAACTCAAACTTAGTTCCTTTTAACACACAGATAATACCTCTAGTAGACTGCTCGTTAGTATTAGCCTTAGTAAAGAATATTCTGTATTGTGTCTTATCTGTTATGACAACTGAATCAAATTCAGATGCTGTATCTATCTGCTCATTAAATATAGACTGAACAGCAGAACTTATAGTACCTAATTCAACGTCACCAATTCTTGCTGTACCTGCAATGGTTCTTAAACCATCAGGACCTAAGAATATTAAATCACCTGCAAATTCTTGGATTGTATCGCCATTAATACAACCTATATTTCTTGTTACATCAGATACTGCAAAGTTTGTACTTGAAGTTCCTGCTAATTTAAATATCCTAGTTTCACAAAATATAAATAAGTTATCACGGAAAACTTTTATACCTGTTATCTCGTCATCAACCTTTATGCTTCCTGCACCTGAACCACTATTAAAACCATCTTCATTAAAGGGTTCACTAAATACTACTTCTTGTTTAGTAGTTGATTTACCTGCATAAAACATATGGTTTTTAAATGAAGCAACAAACTTAGCACCTGCTACTGAGCTATCACTTACATCTGTTGCAGATAAACTAGAGTTAAATACAGTCGGTGCATTTGCACCATCAACTACAACTATTTTATCTGTGCCATCAAAGTTAAATCTTTCAAATGCATATTTACCTGCACTTGTTCTACCACTATCTATGCTTGTCCATGATGAACCACCCGGAGTTGCACTATATATACTAGTACCTCTAGCTGCTAATACTTTATTGCCAAAGGTAGCAACCATAAGTATTTTTTCTACATCAGAAGAAGTAAAAGGCACAATTACTGATACATATTTTGAGTACCCATTAATACGTCTATAGCCACCTTCAATAGCAGGTTCAAAGTTTTTAAGTTCTAATGCTTCACCCGGTTGCATCATAAAGGTAGATTTGTTTAGTACTAATCCACCTTCACAGTTAAAGGGTAATGATGCGACTTGAGATAAGTCTGCCATTTAGTTTACCCTTAAATTTAACGTTGAGTTATTACTTCCTGAACCTGTTTGAGGTATATAAGTAGACCTTACATAATCAAATCTATTAATTAATAGTGTCTGCATATTTTTAATACCTTGTTCAAATCTACCAAAGTTTAATTGATACTGTTGTGTTTCACCTCTGTACTGATATACAAATGCTGTAGCACCATCTACTATAACTGCTGCAAATCTATCAGGTACAGTTGTAGTGCTTCCATGTACACTCATATCTGTAGGAAAAGTATAATAGTCAAATTTAATTGTAACAGATTTAATAGGAAAAGGATATAAAAGATAATTATTATCAGGTGTTCTAATTACAAATTCAGGTATACCACCTCCATCAAACTGCGTTACGGTAATACCACTTGCTATTGTAGCTGCTGTAGTGCTGTTAGCACCTCTAGTACATCCTGTAAATGTAGTACTAGAACCTATAGCTGTATATGTAATTTGTTCATTACCTATAAATAAAGTTCCTGTTGCATCAAATCCTGAAGTGCTTGTAACAGTAATTGTAGTAACACTATCTGTATGTGTTGTACTTGTAGTTGTACTATTTATTTCATCTTCTTGTGTAATGAAATGATTTACGTAATCATTATAGTTTAATATTTTTAATCTACCACCTGTAACACCTAAGTCAGAATCTTTAATAACTCTAAATGTATTATAGTCTACTGTTTTAGTTGTAGCAGGTACAGAATATCTAACTACTCCTGCTGTTAATACTTCTGTATCTGTTGCATGATTAAAAGGATATTGAAATTCTTTTTGATTAATATATCTTATGGATTCATTTACTGCATTTTGGCATTGAACTTGTATACCCCTAGCACTAGAAAAGGTTGACGAAGTTAGTGCAACCTCATTCAACCTTGCTATTACTTTATTTGTTAGTGTTAGGTAAGTTTCTGCCATGTTAATTCCTAAGTAAAATGAAAGAGCAAGTTGCCCTGCTCTTTCATATATAAGTTAAGCTAAAGTGTCTCTATCAACTTCATTAGCCGCCATGTCACCAGCATCACTGATATCCATAAGAGTTGCGAACACTCTTATCTTTCCAGTTAATGTAGTTCCAGTTTGAGCTTGAACAAGTATATCTAGAGTATCTGTTGCTCCAACAATTACAGGAGCATAAGCTGCTGCAGTAGGAGCATAAGCACCTGCTGAAGCACCATCAACATCAAAACCATCAACAAAGTTGTCAACATCACCACCTGTGATACCTAAGTCAAAAGCAGTATCAGATGATGTACCTGTTAATGCAGTAGTCACTTCCATACCTGCGTGAAGAATCACAGATTCAGCAGGAATATTCAGACATTGATATACGTCACTAGCAGCTAGGGCAGTACCCTTAGATGAAGTAGCGACAGCTAAGTCAATAGTATTCTGAATCATATATGGTTTTCTACCTCTAGGGTGATTTCCTCTAGCAGGTATAGTTAAATTTACGGTTGCCATTAATCAGTCTCCCTATGCTAAGTGATACATAGCAGTACAGATTGCTTCAGGTCGAAGAATCTTTCTGCCATACAAATGCATACCACGAACAATATCAGCAAAAGAATCAGGGTCTCTGTAAGTCTCTGTCTTGTTGATTTGCTCGGCAGTAGCTACTGAAGATGAGTGACCAGCTACAATAACACCAAAGTTTGTAGAACTATTAGCACCTGTTGTTGCAGGTCCTGTTCCTAAACTTGGAAGATTATTGGACTGATATATCTTAAACCCATGCAAACTATTCATTACTAAACCGTTCTGAAGTCCTTGACCACCCCAATCTGATTGGAACAATCTTGAATCTTCGTCTTTTAGTACTTCAATAAATACAGGGTCTAATACTAACCATCTACCATTAGTGTCAACATTCTGTTGGTCCATTAGTCTAGACATTCTAGCTATTAGAGTCAATGGGAATGTATCACCTACAGCAGGAGTTGCATCAGTTGCACCCGGCATCCTTGGTTGAATAGTAATAGCATCGGCTGCTGTACCACCAAAAGTAGCAGAGTCTAGTTGCATAGAACTTAGTAATTCATCTGTACCAGCAGTTGAAACAGCAACAGTACCATTAGTGGTAGTATTAGCTGTATCGGCTGAACTATGAATTGCTGATTGCTTGTAACCTGACATATAACCAAGTACATCTTGGTCAAATTGGTCTGCTAGTCTATAGGCTGCTCTATTAGATGCTAACTCTTG